ACCATAAACCTGGGTCTGTAACTTTATCGGTGTTAGCTGCAGCTGATCCCCATCCAGTCCAACTAGATGTATTAGTTACAGTAGCTCCTCCACTATGTGCAGCTCGAGTTGATCCTCTAACTGCTCTAGTAATTCCTGTAAAACTTGTAGCTGTTACACCTGTATAAGAAATTTCTTCAGTTCCTACTTGAAAATAATTAGTTCCGGTAGAAGGAAATCCTGTTGTACTTCCAACATTAATCGTAGTTCCTGATCCACCTGTACCATTAGCATCATTATTTAAACCTGGAGCTGTTAATGTAGTTGTTAATGATCCTAATATTGTACCACCAAATAAAGATATACCCCAACCAAAAGCTCCTATTTGTTCAGCAGGTCCTACGTGATAGTATTGATAATAAGTAATTCCTCCAGAAGTAGTTGCACCACTTCCTGTCTCAACACTTGGCATTGTAATAGTTATCGTGTTTGTAGTTGGTACACTAGTTACCATAAATTTTTTATCACAAAAATCTGCTGATCCAAAATTAGAATTAGTTATTGCACTAAATGTAGAAACATCACCAAATAATATTATATCTCCTGGAACAAAACCATGAGCTCCACCAAAAGTAATTGTTACAGCTGTATCATTATTAGTAGTGCTAAATGCACTAGTGATAGCTGTACCTGATGGATTTGTTAATGGGTGTATGTCGTAGTATACTCCTCCAGAGTATACATATAAAATTCTGTTTGTACCTATTGCTGCAAATTTTGTAGATTCTTTATTAACAAAATGATGAAGTCCTCTTGCAACTCCTGTAAGTTTTGATTCTCCTAATTGATTCCAACCACCTATTTTTTCTGGTGTACCATATCTAAAACGAACGTTTTCGCCGCCTGTCCATTGAGACTCAGCTCCTGTTGATGTAACTTGTTTATTAAATCCCGGTAGGAATCCTAGTTTTTGTAACATATAACCTCATTATATTATGCATTCCGTATTGGCGGAACACCTAACATTGGCCTTTTGTCGAACCTATTCTTTTCAGCAAAAGGACCATTTACATGGTTATAATGAAGAAAGACCTGTCCGCAGACATCCCCTTCAAAAGGTTCTCTCCAATGCTCTAATTCACATCCACTATATACTAGCATATCGCCTACATCAAGCAAGACTTTAGTGCCTTTGGGTGCATTGGGTTTATGTATTTGTTTATACTCATCTATGATGCTGTTAGCTCCTGTACCATCTATAAATATAGGCCATGGATTTCCACCTAGGTTTAAGGTAGTTGATATTTCACAGCTAGGTCTATCTTTATGACGTCTTAATATATCGCCTTTTTTATATATTCTAGCATAAGAATAGGTAGGTATTAAATCAAGACCTGTTTCTTTAGCCATAACAGGTAGCATTTTAACTAATAACGTTTCCATAGCAAAATCAGCATAGTGTGAATAAGTATTAGGTATTTGTTTATCAGTCCAGGTACCTAATAAACCTGTATCGTACGTTATGTTATTTTGATAAAGCCATTTTACTGCATCTCGTTTTAATAAAAAATAATTAAATATAAAATTAGCTAACTCGTAGCTTACTGCATTTTTTATTATTTGATATTTATTAAAAGCCATATTGTATAAAATTAAAACTTACTGATATTCTTATATCATTAGATTGATTAGGTTCAACACAGTGCCAAAGGTAAAATGGAAATATTATAATTCTACCTTCTTTAGGCTCTAAATGACACTCTCTCCATAAATGTTTTGGTGGTCTACCTTTTTTTCTTACAGGCATGTTTAATTGAACTCCTGGTCTTGGATCATTACATATTAAATTACCAGAATTTTCTGGAGCCTTTACATAATATACCCCACTAAATAAACTATTAGGATGTATGTGTGGAGCATTATATCCACCTGGTGGATTTATATTAGCCCACATATTACCTAATATAGGTTCTCTATCTAACCATTCTTCTTTCCATATGTCTTGCATCATTACAAACAATTCATCTACTAAAGGTTTAAACACAGGTATGTTGTGCATTTCAGTTGTAGAGTGCCAACCGTTTCTATTTGTTTTGTTAACTCCAGAATCTCGTCTAGACCATTGAACTATTTCATTAGCAAATAATTGATTATCTAGTTTAACATCTTTGCCATATATAAGTGTTGGAAAAAATTGTTCTTTAATCATCTAAAAGGTTTTCCTCCAAACCAAACAACAAGTGATTGTCTAAGCCCTCGTTTTACTAGATTAACTCTATGATTTAAAAATGATGCAAATATAATTGCATGTCCTTGTTTAAGTTCTGCAAATTTACCTGGTGCCATTAACTCTAAATCACCTCCCTCAAACTCTGATGGATCATTTAACAATAATGTCATTGATATTTTTCGCACCGGTGGTTCGTGAGTCATGTTTACATCACAATCCATATGCCAATCATAGAATCCTCCTTCAGGATATTCTGTAAACTGTGCGTTCTCCGTGACTTGTATGTCTCCAAACCCAAAATGATTTTCATTTGCTTTTTGTATAAAGTTATTAAGATCACGATACATGTGTCCCATTTCTTGAAATGGTATCCAACTAATTGTTGTAACTCTTTTCTTTGTATCTGTTCCTCCACCTGGTTTACCCATACCTACCTGTGCGGTCTGTGGTTTTTGTCTTCTTCCACACTCAATAATCTGTCGACATTGGTCTGGTGTAAACAATGGTGTAGTCGTTTGTATAATCCAACTTTTCCATTTAGGTTCTGTGATGTGTCTATTTTCGTACATTAACTTACTCCTCTATTTCTAATTGGGTCATACTGCACATCCATATTTGCAGCTAGTGTTCTTCTATATCCTGGACCATTAAAAGGGTATACACAATGTCTTACGTCATATGGAAATATATAAAAATCTCGTTCTTTAATATTTGGTTGATAATCTACATGTGCAAAATATCCGTTAGCTGAACCTAGTATTTGAAGTTTACCGTTTTGTGGCTGATCAGGTGATGAATATTCTACACCATAAGATTTTGGTAATTTTAAAATCATAACAGAAGATAATCCTGTAAACAATGATCCTTGGTGCACGTGCACTGGATTATACTCATGTTCAAACATAGTATTAACCCATATAGAATTTAAATGCATATCAAATTCGTTTACTTTGTTCCATTGTAAATAATGTGTAAATTTTTGATGAAACCATTGTAATACATTTTGTGGTAAATGATTATGTCTGGTCATTTTAACACTATTTTTTCCATTAAAAAACAAACTATGTTCTTTTTCTATCTTACCTACTAATTGTTTATTAGCAGGTTTTAATTGAGGATATTTTGTTTCATAGATATGATTAATCGTATTATATACATCAAGTGGTACTTGATATTTTAATACCGATTGACCTAAAAATATAAAATTAAAATCTGATGTGTCCATATTTTTGTCTAATGCTTTCTGGTATTCTATCTATATAAGGATTGTTTACCTTTCTAACTACTGATCTTATGTTATGCATATTCTTTCCTACGATAGTATCGTCATACTTTATACCATTAACTTCTACTTGTTGCAAGTTTTCAAACTTATGATTAAAATAAGGCAGTCTCATAAACTGATATACTTTGCGAATCTCTTGTTCCGGTTGTGCAACTAAATCATTATACTTTACATAATGACAAAGACCTGGATAATTATATGAATTTTTTATAGCTTCTAAATCTTTTGCAACAGCACCTTTATTATTCATAATCATACTTAATTTTTCTTCATCATTTTTACAATTGTATCTATTAGGAAATGCATCAGGGTTTTCTGTATACCATTTCATATAACTTGCTAACACATCTAGTACGTCTCTAAGTAACACTATACATTTAAATGGTCGTTTAAAATGTTTTTGCATTAATGCAAAATTACCGGGTGTCATTACAGGACCTCTATCTATAATTATTGGTTGTGGCCAATCTTTATAATAAGTATCATAGACTGAATTTAATACATTATCTAACGATTTGTGATCTGAATAGTTTTGAAATACATCTGTATCTTTTAATAAAAACAAATCTTTCATTATTTCTAATGTAATAGAGTTAGGTGTACACACTATTTCTGGATTCTGATTTATAATACTTGCAAATAAAGTATTACCAGATCGAGGTTGTGCAACTAAAAAGAAAAGCTGTTTACTTGTCTTTTGCTCCGAGGTCATTAGTTATCTGTTCTTTCTTGTTGTAAATCATTTCTCCTGATTTTTTAACTCTTTCTATAGTATTCAACTGACCTAATACATTAAACACTTCTGGCTGACTAGAACCTGATGTTAATGTCTCTGCTTTGTTTTTCATAATCATATGATAAGAATCTAATTGATGCCTGTTAACATCTTTAGTATCAAACGTACCATCATCAAATTCTTTTTTTAATGTAGACCACAGTTTAATTTCTCTCATTCTATCACGTGCTACAAGTTGCATATTAGCTAAACCATATCTAGCTTCATCTAAGTCTATTTTGTATTTTTCTAATTTATATTCGTCTTGTTCTGTCTCAATTTTTTTCTCTAACCATTTAACTTTAGCTTCTTGCCTTCTGCAATCAAACGATAGACTCATTAAGTTTTCTAAGAATACATTTTGTTCTCTAACACACTGCCAATACTTTGCAGCTTTAGTTGGATACTTCATATCTTGAAGAACAGACATTCTCATTTCCGTCTCTGTTCTAAAAACTTGTTTCTTGGTCCAAGTATCTCTTAACTCAGATGTCATAGCCTTAAACTCTTTTACATCTTCTGGATCTAATAAGTTATTTAAGCTTGGTGCTTCTTTTTCAATTAACGCATGTATGTTTCTTTTCTCTGTCATAATAATACCTTTCGTAGACTAATATAACGATTATTAACTAGTTGTCAATGTACTAGCTGTAATTGTTTCTGTTGCGCCTGTAAATTCTTCTGTTTGTGCACCTGGAGTTTGATTCCAAGATCCAAAAGCTAAAGCAGAAGCTGCCGTGCCACAACCAGCTAAATAAGCTCTTGCATTTGCACCACTTGCTGTAGTAGCCCAACTAGTTCCATTCCATGTTTCAGCTGTAGAAACAGCAGTTGGACCAGATGTTTTACCAAAAGCAATTAAACCACTTGAAGTGGTTCCTGCACCCATCGCTCTTTGTCTTCCAACATTCATACTATTTGTAGCTGTCCAACTTGTTCCATTATAAGATTCTGATGCAGTTGTGTATGGACTTCCTCCAGCACCTATAGCTGCTGTCTGTGTTCCAAATCCAGTAAGAGTATCTCTTCCTGTATTCATATTGTTACCAGCTGTCCAAGCTGTTCCATTATATTTTTCTGTTGCGTCAGGGTCAGCACTTCCTCCAAAAGCTACACCTGCTGTTTGCGTACCTGCTCCAGCTAAATTTTTTCTACCTGTGTTTAAAGCTCCACCAGCTGTCCAATTAGTTCCATCGTATTCCTCGGTTGTATCAAGAGCAGGGTTTCCTCCAAAAGCTAACGCTGCCGTTTGTGTACCTAACCCACCTAAATTTCTTCTTCCAGTGCCCATATTATTAACTGATGTCCAAGATGAACCATCATATTTTTCGGTTGCATTACTTGTAGCATTTCCTGGTAAAGTATATCCACCAAAACCAAGCCCTGCAGTTTGAGTGCCTGCACCTCCAAGAATACCTCTAGCAGTGTTTAAATTTCCACCACTAGCCCATACTGCTCTAGTAAGTGTATTAATTGATTTATTAAATCTTTCAGATGAATTAATATTTGCTGATCCATTATATCCACCACTAATAATTCCTTCTGAACTGCTTGACCCACCGCCAGCAAAAGTATTTCTTGCTGTTGCCATTGTTCCTGATTCGGTAGACCAACTTGTTCCATCAAATGATTCTGTTGCTCCTGTTGCAGGTGGAGTATCTCCTCCAGCAACAACCATTGCTGTTTGACTGCCCCATCCAGCTGCATTATTTCTAGCAGTATTTAAATCTGGTCCTTCAGACCAAGATGAACCATCATAAGATTCCGTGTTACCATATCTTACTGTTGGAGGAGATGATAGACCACCTGTAACAATTGCTGCAGTTGACGGTCCAGTTCCATTAGAAAAAGTATATCTAGCAGTTCCCATGTCTGGTTGCTCTGACCAAGAACTACCATCAAATGCTTCTGTGTCACCTGTAAAATTTCCTGGAGCTTTATTACCACCATAAATAAGTGCAGCTGTCGTTGAACCTGAAGCACTAATTCCATATCTTTTTGTATTTACATCTGGAGCTTGAGTCCAAGATGAACCATTATAAGTTTCAGTATCAGCAGTTCTATTGCCAGGAGGTCCAGGATTATCATAACCACTACATATAATTGCAGCTGTTTCTGTTCCAGTTGCTCCAGCAACATAGTGAGCAGATCCTGATGATCCACCAGCTGAAAAACTAAAACCATTAAATTCTTCTGTAACCTGACTTATTGGAAACGATCCAGGAAAACCACCATTCCAAAGAGCAGCTGTTAACGTTCCAGCACATGCACGTCCCCTTGTTGTAGTAGAACAATTAGCTTCAGAATTCCATGAACCAAAAGATACAAGAGATTTTAAAGTACCTGTATTAGAGTTATACCAAACCTGTCCCTCATAACTAGTATTTAGCGTGGGGTCAGAGTCTAATACCTCTACTCTCTTACCATGTATTTCTTCGTAAGTTGCCATTTAGAATATCCTTATGGCAGTATTACATCAGATGGTCTATCATGAAGTGCTTTTTCGTCATCAGACTTAGCATCCCAAGCTGCTTGTGCCGCTTGTACTTCAGCGTCAATCAAAGCTTGTGCTTCTGCTTTTGTCTGTTCACGAGCTCCTTTTTCAGCTAACCACATAGCGCCATCGACGTTGTTGCCAACCATCCAGACGTTTGCA